CACAAGAGAACTGAAAGATATCACAAACAGAAACTTGGTAAGGAGGAATACCCGATAAATTGTTAATTGTTACTAAACTCATCTAACATAAATAGTTTTTGTTAGATTATGTTAGACATGAAATTTTATAAACTATTCTTACAGTAATTGTTAATACTTCATCCTTATAAACTTCAACACCACCAACAACATCTGATTCAACATTTATTGTGTTAGTATCAAGGTTAATCTCATATGATTTTAAATCAGGAATTGTGTCAAATAAATAACCTATACCATTTGTAAACGCACTTAATGTCGGAACACTTGTAAGTGTTTTAGAAGTGTAAAATGAACCAGAATAAGTTATATTGTTTAATTCAACATCGCAGAAGAATCTAGCATAATTTAATTTACAAGCAGTGTGTCCGTCGATTAAACTCAAGTAACCTTTTGATAACATATTTGAAAAATTCAAGAATGAAGATGGTATATACGACTTAGTTCCCATTGAGTAGGAATAAGTCGAACTAGCAGTTCTTGGAGGATTACAACTAATTGTAAAATATTTTGTTGTCTCACAATTATTCACTCCACTAACCGCCAAATAATAAGTTCCAGCAGTTAAACCTGTAATATAAACCCCTGTCTGACCATTAACATTATCACTCCATGTCAAATCAAATGGACCATCCGTTTCATTAATCATCGCACTTATTGTTCCCCCACTACCTGTCCCACAATCAGTACCGTAAAGAACCAAATTATAAGGAGCGAGATAATCAACTACCACTGAACCATTTTGAGTGCATCCTGTAGAATCTGAAATTGTTATATCATAAGTATCAGGAGGTAAATTGTTAAATACATATGTTGTAGCCGTTGTCGGAGCGGAACTAAACCCACTTGAAATAGAATAAGTATAAAACGTACTAGCCGTAGTGTTTGGTATAACATTAACTTGGATTGCTCCACTATTGTAAGTACAATAATTACTTCGAGCACTTAATGAAAAATTAAACGAGGTTTCATTAAGAACAGTATAATTTTGTGAGTAAGTACACGCACTACTTGAGTCAGATATTGTAAGAGTATAAGTTCCTGATGATAAATCTGAAAAAGTATTTGTTGTAATTAAGCTTGAAACATTATTAGTTGTTCCACTATTATTATCTAAAGTGTAATAATATGGTGGAGTTCCACCTAAAAGAGTGACATCAATTGAACCACCGTTATATTGACATTGTGAATTAACAACATCCGCAGAAATAAATGTGAAAACTTTAGGTGTTGATAACGTAAAGAATGATGTAAAAGTACAAAGAGCAACATCGGTAACACTAAGACTATATAAACCAGCACTTAACCCTGAGAAAGAAACTGAAGAACTATACGAGGTAACAGAATCACCATTACTTAATAAATAAAAATAAGGTCCTGTCCCACCTGACAAATAAATGTCTAAAACACCATCAGAAGTAAAACATGTTGGTTGTGTAACTTCATAACTAATCAACCCAATAAATGGTGCTGAACCAACTGCCGCAGTTTTTGACAATTCACACCCAGCCCCGTCAATTATTGTTAAAGTATACGTTCCTTGAGTCACACCTGTAACTAATGTGGTAGCGCCAGTATACCCAACGTTCTGTGACCAAATGTATGTATATGGAGGTGTACCAGTTATACCTGTTACATATATCTTACCATCAACACCTGAACAAGCAGGGTTATTAACAACATAAAAATTAAAGTCTAAAGACTCCGTATTTGGATGTATAACAACTGATTCAGTCTCACAATTACAAAAACCATTTCCCGAAATAGATGCGTAATACATACCTTCACCTAAATTAAAGAAAGACGTTTGACTACCACTACCAATTATGGTCTCGTAAAATTGATAATCTTTATATAAATTAATATTAACAGGTGTCGGATATAATTCAGTATCAAAAATATCCAAGTTAACATCAACAGTTAAATAACCATTACTTGGGGAACAACTTGATTGATACCCTGTGGTAATATTAGCAGTAGTTGATGAAAGAACTATAAAACTTATTGGTCCGTAAATCCTATTTACCGGAACAGTAGAAGATGTAAATGAAAAAGAATATGTGTCAGCACTTAATCCATTATACGTAATACTATCACCCGTAAATGTCTGAGTAGGTAATTTATTATCAGTCCAACTAATAATAGTTGGTGGTGGGGTAAAAAATTGGATTGTAACCGCACCATTACTATTGTTAGAACAATCTCCTGTAAGTGTAATACTATAACTCATTATGGTCCTTGAATTGATACTTGCGTTAATATCGAGAAATCAGAAATTTCCCAATCACTGAATTCACACGATAGTGTTACTATGTTAATAACATTATCATTTGAATCAAGAATAATTTGAATTCCCGCATCATTTAGTTGTCCTGAACTTGCAAAATACAATATACCTTGATTTATAATGTTAGTCCATTGTGCATTAGTAGGTAATAAATTAGGGGTGTAATAATACGCGGAATCGTTGTAAGTAAATGTATATGAGTTTGTCCCATTAAAATTACTTATTGTAAATTCAAAACCATATAAAGCCGATACCGTTGTATAACCATCTTGAAATCCTTCCTGAATCGCTAAACCTTCGGAAGCGTTACTAAGAGCTGAACCTAAATCATTTATTGATGGTATTGGAAGTGGGAATGTTACGCCATTACAATTGTTAGTACTAATAGTCCCTGTTGATACCGGTCCAACAATTTCCTGTAAAACAATTTGACATCCTTTTTGCATTCTATAAATAAACTTTTGTCTATGAAAAATAGAATTTTCAAATTTTGTTCCTGTATTCCATATAGTAGTTGCCGGTACAAATTGTTCTATCAAATTAATCCAAAATGAACCTAAACCATTAATATAGTTTATCATATTTTGGTATGTGAAATTATTGTTTTGAATTCCAACATCTTGATACATTGTTAGATATTTCCAAAATAAAGATTGTAGAGTTGGGTATCCACTTGTTTTACCGTCAGATGAAATTTGTCTATTCCTAACATTAATCATGTTCATCCAAAACGTCTTGTAAAACTCAAAAAAGTTTTCTATTTGTGGTTGAGGATTAATAAAAGTCCAATCCGTACCACCTATTTGTGGATATGGTGAAGATAACCCTGTAAATGGTATTGGGTAGTTTTGTGTGTTAGACATGTACCAAACATCATAAGCCAACGCTTGTGCAGGATTTAAAAATATATCAGTATTCTTAACATTTAAAACATATCTATCATCACTAATAGTATAATAAGCGTCAAATAAGTTATCCGTGTTTTTTCGTAAATCACTTGTTTGGTCATACCAACTTTTTTTGTTGTCATTTTCTTTCTTAATTGAAAACCCAAGTTCCATAAATGGAAAATCTCGGAATCTTTCCAAATATTTTTCACCATAAGTAAAAGGTTCTAAACTTGTTTGTATACTAAGATTTTGGCCTGTAAATGTATTTGTATTTACGGAAACAATTTGTGGACTTCTATGTTGTGGTGTTGACTGTATCCAACCCGCTCCTTTTTGAAAGAAGTAATCATTACTATATGTTGGTTTAGTTGGGTATCCTTCGTTATCCACGGGATAATCATTTCTAGATGTAGTTACCTCTTCAACAACTTGTTGTGTCGTATAACCAGTATATGTATTACCTAAGAACCCGTAAACATTTGTTGAGTCTAAAGCCGGAAATTGTGGAGCGTAAGTTCCACCTGAAATACTTCGATATAATTGATTAAATCTATCCATGTTTATCTTGGAATCAACCAAATAAACATTTTCATTAAATTCAAGTAACGCTTGTGGAGTTCCAATAAAGTTTAAAAGAAATTCGATTGCCTTCCTTGTTCCTTTAGATTTAAACAGATACGCGGAATTTAATATTAAATTTCTATAGTATTGGTAATTTAAATCTAATCTTGTTTCATTTGTTGAATATGCAGGAAACGCATTTTCTGTAGTTCCATAAACTGATTCTAAAAACGCCGAATCAGCTATCGGTGATATGTTTGTTTTCCACCCTAAAGTTTCCGCAAATTTCGTAAGAAGTCCTGAATGGATATCATTACCAACATTGTAATTTACAGATGTAACATGTTGTATAGCATCTGCGTATTTTTTTGTTTCGTCAAAACTTCTCCCATATATTTTTAATACCTTATCAACTTTTTGGTCTGAGGTATCAAAATCTTTAAACGCATTTGTCGTATAAAATCTAGATATGATATTTGTCCTGTAGTTATCAAAATCTAAACCTAATAATTGTAAACTTTCAATATAAGTAATAAACGCATTTGTTCTAATATCTAAATTCCAAGGACCATCTAATGGAAAAGTAACTGTTTGTGTTGCATTATAAATTAATCCAGAGTCAGAAATTGATGGGACTGTTGCAGCATAAGTGTAGATAGGTTTAACCATTCTATTCAACAAAATTTCTTCAACTTCACCTAATTCTAAATTAAAAATTTCATTAACAATCGTATCGTTTGGTCTAATTAAAAAGAACTCACTATATGTCGACAATCCCGAAAAAGGATTACCCTGAACATAAATTGTTAATGTGCCAGCACTTATAGAAGTACTCGGGTCCATGAATGTTAGTGGATAATAATTTGAATTTAAAACTAAAACATAACTTAAAAATGTTTTAGACATGTCCCTATACTTTGAGACACTAAATTCCAAACTCTCAATTGTTTGTGTTGAAGTTGTTGTATAATTTACTGAAAAAGGATTTCTAACAGTTTCTAATGGAATAATTAGTTTTGTTTCATTTTCATTAACATTATATGTTATACCTGTTGCCGTAGCTCCTGTAGTAAAGTTTGGTCGGTATTTAGATACATCAATAGAAGCTGGAAAATAATTTATAATATTTGTAATAGCCGATTCAAACCTTTTTGATAAAGAACCATAACCGACAAAATTTGTAACATCTGTTTCGTCAAAATTTGGATATAATTTAAAATTTTTATCAAATATAGACTTTGCTTGTATTGTATCTTGGAAACCAAGAGTTTCTAATGAAATTGGTTCTGAAAATACCCCAACCGAAAAGTTCCTATTACTTTTTTCAGTTATAACACTTGTAAATGTGAAATTACCTTGCGTTAACCCACCACCATCGGTTATTTGTAAACCGACAAGGTTATCCGAAAATGTTCCTGAACCTGATGGTCTTTGTGGTGGACAAGTGTAATTAGCCATTAAGCAATGATATTGTCAAAGTTTTTAGTGAAATCAATGTTATTATTTCTATCTTGTCTAACTTCATACAGAAGTTCATTAAATTGGTCTCTAATTTCGTACAAGTTATATTGTTTGTAAATGTTGTTATCACTATCATAGATTGTGTATATACCATCTTCAATAGATTTAGTTTGATTACCATAAAGAGCAATTGCTAAACTTGATGTGTCATATTCTACAATCTCAACCTCAATTACTGTAGGGTCAAAAAATGTATTAGTAATAATAACGTTTTGTCCTGGTGAACCAATGAATGGTGTAACGTTTGGTTTATTTGATGGTGATGAACTTGGTGATACTGTGCAGAACATTAGATTAGTTTCACTATCTGTATATCGATATCTTACCGCCTTATCACTTGTATTATTAGTGTTTGCTAAAATTGCCTCACAATAAAAAGATGAAGTTATTATTCTAAAAAAATTAGTAACTTTAGAACCGTCATTATTAAGGTATTCAATCCTATATCCAACTAATCCTTGATTAACAAACTTATTTAAGTATTCTGATGGAACATTATTTAAATCAATAATAATACCTCTCACATTTGGTAAAGCAGATAAAACTCCACAATCAGTAATTGATGTTCTGATTTGAGATGGACGTAACATCAATGTATAAATCCCCAAATTGTTAAACTCAGTTGATGGTAATGTAAGATTATACAATCCACCTAATATCTCAGTAGTTGTTCCACCAACACTTGAATTACTAAAGTAAGGACGTAGTAACTCAAGTGAGTTTAATTTTTTCAAAACAAACCCTTGGGTGTCGTCTCTTGATGGTGTATAATTTAATATTATTTCAACATCAGCAGGACTAACGTCCGCCAATCTTATAGTTCCGTAATTACCAGTTGCCAAGTTCTTATTACTTTAGTAGTTTATTTTTATAAATAGTTAAATTTAAATTTCTTATCCCTGTTTTATAATGAAATAGTTATATCCATAATTTAACAAATCACTTAAATTAGAAACTTCACCTAATCTCAAAAAGTTTTCAACCCCTGAATTTTTACCACGTTCAACAAAAATTGAGTTGTATAACTGAGGTTGGTCAATAACATTCATTAAAGCTTCATTTTTAGTTATAGCACTAACTGAGAACATATCTGAAGTCATACCTGAAGATGGTAATACAAAAATTGTTGTTCCATCAGGATAATCTTGGTAGGTTGTTCCATTTATAGTATACGCAGTATAAGCACTACTCATGGATTCAATCATACCATATTCTCGTTGTGGTAACGGAACTGTTTGTCCAACAACAAATTGACTTGGTCCATAAGTTCCTAAATCATTTAATCTTGATGTAGTGTATCCAGTTACAAAAAATGGAACCTCAGTATAGAAAGAACTTACTTGATACGCTAACTGATTATAAGCATCCCCTGTGAAAATAAAATTATATGATGACGGAGTTGCACTCCAACTTCCATTAGTATTAGCGAATGTTACGGTTCCATATTGGTCAGTATTTTCAGGAACTGAATATGGAACAACAATATTCTTTTTGACTTGAATAACTCCCCATAAGTTTGTTTGCGTTAATGTAATTGTATAACCTGTCGGTTCAGGTAAAGGTCCTGAATAGTTATGTGTAATTTCTTCAGGATAAAATGTGGTAATTGTTTGTGTTGTTCCGTCCCCCCAATCAACTTGGTAAGTCGAGTTAAACAAATAAACATTTTCATTATCTGAAGTATTAAGTATTTTAAAAGTATATGGATTTTCTATTGTAGAATAAAACAAAAAATTTGCAGACATATTTTCTTGTTTTATCTTACCATCAAAACCATCATAGTATCCAATATCTTGATATTTTTGTTTTAATAAAATTGGTATGGTGAGACCTGTTAATAAAGAGGAACCATTAGGACCTCCTTTAAGAATGTTTGTTAATCCACTGTAAACACCAAATGTATAACCACTATATGTTTCATAAACAATATCGTCTTTTAAAACTTCAGGTGATATTTTAACTTTAAAAATTTCCATTATATTGATGGGTTTATATACTCATACCATTCGATAACATTTTCTTGTGTTGCCGGTTGGTCCATAAGTGTTATTTTATATGTGCTATCAACATAATTAAAACTAACTCTTCTATTAAAAAAATCAGTTCCTAAACGATATGGTGTTGTTGATGTTGTTTGTTTTTTTGTTGTAAAAGAAGTAAATTGTCCGTTTGACGCATCAAAAAACTTTGCAGTCATATACAAAGTACTAATGTTTAAGATTGATGGGTCATCAAACCAATAAATAAAAAATCCCTCTTGATTTTTATTGTAATTTAAAGTAAATGATGGTAAATCAATTTCAACAGGAGTGATTTGATTTGGAAAAGTATATGTTGTTTTATTTGGTCTTTTATTAAGAATTATTGTTAAATAATTTTTTTTTGTTTGAGGATTTATTGTATCGTAAAAATCTAATTTAAAAAAAGACTTATCATATATTTTCGCATTGTTATAAAGTTCTCTCTGAGTAAATCGACCTGAATCAGTATAATTTAAAACCCAATCATTGTTAGTTGTTGATTTAAAATTAAAATTATAGGTCAATGGTAAGGTTATATCATTGTTAGGATTTTGAAACATCTCAAATCTTCTAACCTCATAATCATTTGGAAACCCCAAAATTTTATTTAGAACCTCCTCCTCGTACTTAATTAAAGTATCTTCTCTATCCGAGAAATCCCAATTCATATTAATTGGAATATTAATATTCCTACTAATATTTTTATTTGTTAATTTAATCTTATTCACAATCGTCGATTAATGGGTCATTAACTAATGTTGAATTTTCATTGATACTACTTCCTTCAGGTATCAATCTAAAAATAAAATCTTCAAACAAATAGTGTTTATTATTTAAAAATGGATTGTCAACACCTACACCATCAACATCAATATATCCATACGTGTAAATATCTCTCCAAAAAAACTTTTGATTATACGCCGAGTAATAACTATAACTTGGTAGATTATATACTAAAACATCTCTATCAACATTTTCGATATAAGATGAAAATGTTCTTAACTGAAACTTGTAATGTGTATTATAATAATAACCCAAAGAACTATTTGGTTTTACATCAAAAACTTTAGGATTAAATGTTATTTTATGATAATGTAAACTTAAAACTTGTTCTTCTTGTGTTGTATCATTCCATTCACATAAATCCCCATCAATTAAATCATCAACCTCTAATGGATTATTATAATAAAATCTAATAAGTGTTCCAGCAGGATTTCCGAATGAATCTATAATAAATGGACCAGGTCTATTAAAACCTGTTTGAGTAATGTTTGTATCACTATTTGGATTACCCCACCACGTATTTAATTCAGGTCCAAGATTAAAACCCCACCCTTTTTTTAATGGATTAAAAAATCCAAATCTTCCTCGATTAACAGATGTAACATATAATTCAGTTAAAGGTCTATTTAAATTATCTTTTAATCCGTTTATTGAAAACGTATTTTTAAACGATAAACTATAACTTTGTGTCCCTTCTTTTAACGATGTTCGAGCATTTAAATTTGGTGTTAACCCTTTCGCCTCATATTTGGTAGTTCTTCTAAAAGCATTATTTTCAAATGCAGTTTTAGTTAAAATAGCGTCAGTATAATTTGTAATAATCTTATGTCTTCTAACATAATATTCTGATTTACTTTCAGTTGGGTTTTCTTTATTTGTAATTCTTTTTAAAGTTCCTTTTTGTCCATCAAAAAAGATATCACATAAGAAACCAATATTAAAAATCATGAAAACATTTTTTTCAGAATTAGTGTAACCATTACCTAGTCTATAAACATCAAAAATATTAACACCATCACAATTTAAAGAAAGTTCAACACTTTCTCCAACACTTAATCCGTGGTCCATCGCACATTTAAAGACAATAACAGGTTGACCATTAAATTTGTCATTTGAAATAACAAAAGGAATTCCTTGGGAAACAGTCCATGTAAATATTTCCCCGTCTTCAAACTGATATTCCATCGATTGATTAAAATATTTTTCAGACGGATAACTTAAATGAAAAAACCAATTATAATATGATTGTTCTTTAGCGTCAAATAAGATATGATACTGAGGAATTTGACCGACAAGTGGCTGGGTATATCCAACTACATTAGAATCATTTCTTATAAAATCAAATTCATGATATTGTGGAAATCCTCCCCACGCAATCTCATTACTTGGGTCTTGTTGGTCATTTTGTAAAAGACGATAGTATAAAGGATTAACATAATAAAGATTTCTGTTAATCGGGTCGTAAGGACCAGCTTTAGGTCCCGTAAGTCCACTATATGAATTTTCAAATATAAATGTAAACTTACATGTCGGCACAAAAGTATCACACTCTTGTCTTTCTCTATCAAATAAATTTTCTAAATCAACAAGTAGATTTCTGTCATATTCAGTCATCTCCTTTAATGTTGAGTTTAATTCAACTGATATTTTAGAATCAACATCAGGTGCTCCCGCATATCTTGCAGAACCTTTTACAATTATTATTTCGTTAGAGTTATTCAATTATCAATTCGGTATTAACATATTTTATTCTAAACTTATCAATAGCACTTCCTCCCTTGACTAAACCAAAATAGAAGTGTTGTGGTGCACCAACAACAAAAGTGGTATTATTACTAAATGTCTGTGGAAGTGCAATTGTTGGTATACCACTTGAGAAATTAATTAATGTTGCTCTAAAATAATTAGAGTTATTACCGTCAGGTTGGAAATAATTTGAAGATGGATTAAGTCTATCCATATTCTGATATCCATAAGAAAAGAAATTAGGCGGTATTGACGGGGTATCCGTAACCCAATCATTATTTTGATTTCCAAAAATTGTAAATTGGTCAATTTGAGAATAGTCTTCAGTATCAAGTTGCCACTTATAAAAAGGAACTGTTTGAGTTTTTTTAGGAATTTGACTAAAGTTATAGTCAGGGTTTTGGTTAATTGATGCGTTTGGATTCCATATAGTTCTTCTTGGTGTTATATAGTCCCTATCCTGAGTATTACCAGTTAAGAAAATACCAAATAATGGTTTAGCGGAAGAACCTCCAAAATAAACTGACTGAAATCCTGAATCTAAAGGTTGAGCGTAGTTTGAAACACTAAATTCACTAATACCAAATTCAGAATTTATTGATAGCATTTGAGAATAATCTCCATCAACAAGTGCTGGTAAACCACCTGAACTCCATCTTTTATTAGTAAAAAATGTTGCTAATACAATTTCGGGTAACAATGAAATTAATAAATTATCAATAAAACTATTATTTACCAATCTACTTAAAACAAACAAATTAAATATTTCACTAATATCTTTAAATGAAGTTGATGGAACCTTTGATACTATGTATCCATCATATTCATCATTATTAACAAGTTCCTGTATAAAAGTATCTTTAGCTCCTAAATCCATAATAGTTGTTGGTGCTCCTAAATACCTTTTATTACCAACTTTACTATTTATTAGTCCTTCAAAGTATTGTTTAGAGGTTTTACCCATAAATCTTTGTCCATCCCAAGGAGAACTTCTGTAATAAAAATTTTGAGTTGTTTCATGTGAGTAAATTAAAGTTTTACAGAAAACACTAAAAGGTTGATTATTTGAATCAAATAATCGTTTGTTTTCAAATGGATACGCAAACAACGTTCCGTTAATCCAATTATTTGAAAAACTATGTGAAAATACGTCAAGACATATTGCATTTGAAATTTTATTTCTAGTTGACCATTCCTGAATTAAAGTAATATCTCTTGGTAAACTTAAAAAACTTCTTGAAACTAAATTGTAACATCCTGTTCCATAATTAAAATATTTTAAAGCGTTATCAGGGTCCATCAATTGAGGACAGTCGGGTTTGATAATTGGGTTACCGTTTTCATCAGTACCATAACAACTTAACATAACCGCTTTTTCGCAATTGTTTACCGATTCCAAAACATTTGTAAATGGGACAAATGCCGATGAAGATTCATTATCTGAGTTACTTGGAAATTGTGTTATACTGTCTAACTCTTGTACACCTCCAGTATCAGATAATCTATAGATAGCAAATGTTGAATTTTGATGTAATTGGAAACTATTAGGACCTGAAATTTGTTCATTTGTAGAGGTCGGCATTCGATTTGACCTAACAACAATTCTATTTTTATTACTAAAATTCACAGTCGGGTATGTAGTTCCAGGCGATGTAATTGTTCGATATGAAGGTGAAAAATAAGCCATTGATGGGTCATTAGTTAATTTCATATCATTATTACCATTATTCTGACACTCACTATTATAATATTCTCTTCCTTCAATATATTGATAAACTGAACCACCTTCTACAACTTGTCCTATGTTATAATTTTTTGAAAAGTCTACTTGATAGATTGAGTTATTATTTTGAGTGTATAAATTCCAAGTTTGTACATTTGATTGAGGAAAATAAGTACCTTCATCATCCTCACAATCATTATCATTACCTGAACCTCCAGCCCCCTGTCCACAAGGTTTTATATTACTAAAATACCCTGTGAAAAAGTTTAGATTAGAAACTCTTTGAAACCCCGAACTAGTACCATACTGTGATGGTGTATAATTAACTTCCCCACCATTATATTCAGGTGGAACTTGTCCTCCAAAATTTTCAGTATCATATGACGAATAATATAAATGTAAATTACTTGTAAAAGGTATAAAAGTAGTTGAGTAATAATCAAACATATAACTTGGATAAAATATAGTACTACCAAATTCATCAACACTATTATTAGTTTGAAGTTGATTATGTCGACATTGAACTTGTTGTTGTTCTTCGTTCAAAATAGTTGAGGTATTTGGTTGGTATGGTATATTTAATTTAAAATATCCTTCCACGTAAACATCTGATTCACTAACACCTTCGGGTATATTCGATTCATCAATTTGGTAATATAACAAACTTCCTAACCATATTTTTTGTTTTACTCTAGGCGAATGAACGTCAACACCTCTCATAAGGATTGCATATTTATATTCATTTGATGAAACCAAATAGTTTTCAATATTCGCAAAATAATTAGCTCTACGGTGAAAACAACTAACAGTTGGGTTAATATTTTTTTGGAATCTAAAAAATTGAGTTTCATTTAAAATAGAATTCATTAAATCCGAAGGAAAATTAAGTCCTGTTAAGTCATATATATCATTTAAATTACCAGTTTTTAAGACTTGGAAATATTCTATGTCAGCCGCAAATGATGTAACAGCATTATTTTCAGTTATTGATGAAACATTATAAACTGTTTGTCTAGGAATTCCTCCACCTGATTCGTCATTTATAGGATGTTGTATAAATCCTGTAGTAGTAAAAGTTTGTAACCAATTGACCGTTATTTGAGCTCCAATACTACCAAGTGTATTTTGTGGTGTCACAATAGGAGGTGCCACAATACTACCTAAAGACGCAGGATAATCTTCGTTTCTTTTATAATTTGGGTCATTAGAAAGTGACGGATTCTGAAATGATAAAATTTCACCAACAGTTAAATCAATCCCTGGGTCTAACGCAATAATCATAGCATTATCCCAGTGAAATTTATTCGGGGAATTAAGTTCAGGTTCAATATAAACTTTTATACCTAAAGGTTCACTTTTATTCCCAATTTTAAAGTATCTACCAGGAAATGATAACATGTTTAACCTTTCTGAAAAAGGTAATGATTGGGAATAATAGTCAAGAGTAATAGTTCGAGTGACAGCATCAGGGTCAGTTACAATTGTAAACGAATCTTGAAGTTGTGGGGTTCTTTTTAAAACCCCTGATAATCCAGCATTACCGGCAATTAAATTTGGTGCGTAAACAAAATCACTTGGGTTATTAGTATAAGTTTGAAAACCTGTAGTATCCATTAAAACAGATGTCTGTTCTTCCTGTGTTTGGGTAAACTGAGCGATTAAATCAGTATCTGCCGTAACATCACCAGCTTTACAATTACATCTTTCACAACCATCTTCAGTATATAAAAGAAGAGGAAGTGTAATATTTTTCAAAGGATTTTCTCTTGATAAACTTCTAAAGTCAGAAGGTGGTACACAATTTAAAGATGCTCCTCCAAAAATATCTTGTATTCCCCTAACTATATTACAAATTATAAAAATTATTAACTGAACAACTAAAAGTATTATCGAAATAACTGGTAATAAAATTAACCATAGAAAACTTAATACGTGTAATAAAGGAACTAACCCTATTAACAAATTTTTAATAATTTCTAAGATTAAACTATTAAAAACATAATTAAATGTAATATTAACAAAAACATCATTTATAGGAAATTTGTTTTTTTCACCATTACAATTCGCATCTTGAATGTTTTTAATTTGTAATGTTTTTCCAGGTCTTAAACCTGTCGAATATCTATCAATAAGTTGACTTACAGTATACACCTTATTAAAATGTAACTCCATAAAAGTATCTTCACAATTTATAGCCTCCTCATAATTTGAATAATCATTCCAATCTAAACTAAAAGCGTATGAAGCTTCTAATAAAAATCTTTTATATCTAACCTCATAAAAAATAAAAGTTGAAGTTGTTTCACTATCAGGAGATTCCCATGATAAAATTAAATTAGGTAAACCACCAATAAAGTTGTTAGAAAAATTACGACTTAAATACGGAGTTCCGTCAGGATAAGTTATTTGTAAATTTTCAACATTTATAGTTTCTTGTAAAATAAAAACATATTGAGTTGCAACATTTTCATTTATTAAATTGTAAATATTTGTTTCAGTAATTCCTGCAGTGATTTCAACAGTAATCGTATCATATACAAAATCTTCTAATCCTGGGTCATCCAATAAATTTGAACTATTATATGTCCATCCGTATTCTTTGATATTAGGAACTAAAAAATAACCTCGTTTAGTTGACTCTGAAAGTTGTGGTGATTGGTTCCATTTTATTTTAAATCGATATTTCGCATTAGTTGGAATACCAATATTTGGATTATCACTTATTCTTCTATTACCTTCTTCATCAGTATAAACATAATCTAAATTCATAGGAACTTCAGTGACCCAAGTACCATCTTGGTCTATAACTTTACCATCGTTATCTAACCTATATTCTTCCAGTATTGGTAAACCAAAACTATCAACTCTAACTGTTTGTCTTATAGCTAAGATTTGACCTGGTCCAGGTATCAAATCACACATTGCACCTATACTTCTTTTTAAATTACAAATATCATCATTTGTATTAGTAACTTTAGTTCCGTCATTTGTTGAAAACATAGAACCGATAAAAACCGCAGTAGGTGATATCGTCACATTTTTTTCAGAAGTTAAATCAAAGTCAACTTGTTGTATTGAATAATCACATATCTCAGGTTCACCATAAAATGGTGAGACTTGTATTGTTTTTGAAATACTAATAATTTGAGGTAATTCATTATAATTTTCGGAAAATTTAAATCTTGTTCCGTCAACTTGTGATTCAGTTGCAAGACCCATTCTTATAAGGTCTTGTGGTGTCATTGAAAACTCTCCAATATCAGAAAGGTCGACTTGCATAAACAACGTCTGTTGACCTGTCGGGACTCCAAGTATCATAAAGTCACCAGAGTCGTTTGTACTCACTGTGAATCGATAATACTTATCATAAACTTCAATTACTGTCTTATTAATAAGAGCGTCAATCCTATCAGGAAAAGTTCCAACGGGAACGTGTCCACTATGAGATTGTGTATAAGGTAATAAATTGTATCTGTAACCATCCTCATTAATATCATTAATACTTTGATACGGATATAAAACTGAAATATCTTGATTTGTAATATCTAATTCATCAATAGGTATGAAAATAGATAAACGAGCGTTTGGTAATCCAAAACCATTATTACAAAAAACTCTACCACAAACAACACCATAATCAGCACAAGCTCGAGTATATAAATTATTAGGCGAAATCGTTAAAGACAATAACTCTAAAGTGTCGTAATTTTGTTCTAACTTAACCTGAATGGTCTTGTTTACCCCTAACTCTGTTCTAATTCTGTATGTTGATGACATGTGTGTTTTTAAATAAATATTTTAAACACACTTTTATAAAAATAAAGGATGTTAGCTAAAGTTAACTGTAGTTAAGTTCTTTACTATGATTCGAATATCTTTATTAGGATATCTCACATCATAAATTTGTGTTGGTTCAGCAAATATTGTATCGTCAATAAGTTCAATCTGTCTAGTATCACTATTCGCATATCTTTGTGAAGTTTGAGATGATGAATATTGTCCACCCACTTTATTGTAAACTTTAATATCTGTTACTGTTATTACCCCAACTTCTTCCTGAACTAATCTTCTTATTTCTGATATGTAGACATTTGAACCCATTTCTCTTGTTGATGGACTCATATAGTTTTGAACCTTTTCAACCAAGTTTGTAATAACTGTCCCCTGATTTTGACTAGCATCTAATACTACTGAGACATCAAATGCCAAATCAATTACATTGGCTGAATTTACAAAAATATAATCATTTATCATTCTGTAATTTGACAGGTAATTAGCAATATTACTTTGTAATGTATTTGACACATTACTTGATAAATTACCTTCGGTATCATAAGATAAAATATTAATTTTGATTTTGTTGTCTTCTTCAGTTATTGCAACTTTTGCCGGAGCCCCAAACATCGATGGCATTTTTCTTAAAATTGCTTCGTAGTCATTAATAGTTACAGCTCTGTTTTGTGATGCAAAATTAAATCCAACTAAGTTTCTAATTTCTTCGATTGTTGGAGCATTTGCTCCTCCAACTGCCGCAGTAACATTATTTACCTGAAGAGAGTTAATGGTATTTAGATTTTGTTGAGAGTTAGGACCATTCACAGAAAAATTAATTGTCCCAATTTGATTCATAACTCCAACACCTATATTACTTTGTAATCCACCTCCAACACGGTACTGAATGAACAATGTCGTAGTTGGTTTTAAAGTAGAACCTAAAGAAAAATTATTTTGATATTTTGAGATATCTAAAGTAATTCCGTTTAAAGCATATTGTCGTAATAATTCATCCGTAGATTGATTACCACCACCAAAAGTTAATTTAAGAAACCCCTGTGGTGTATATTCACTAATAAATCTTTGATTTGTTTGTAAATATTTTCCAACTTTAATACCAGGATTATCAGATGTTTTAGTAGTATCAGGTATAAAAATTCTATCCTCAGCTAAAGCTTGTACTTCATACCATCTATCAACTGTTGATAAAAATTCTTGAGCCGATGGAATATTTGTAAAATTATTTCCGTTCTTTAAAAGAACACTTGTGACACCTAAAACATTTTGTTCAGGTAAAAATACTTCTAAAAATGGTCTTGAATCTGTTTGTGATATAACCTTTTTAAATACTCTTGTTACACCATTTACAACAGGTTCTCTTTTTAAAATAGTATAATTCACTAAACTACCATTAGCATTAAAATTTGGGATTTTTAACCTGTTTGGGAAACCTTCTGAATTGTATTCAGAAGCAAAATCAATATCATATAAAGTTTCAAACGTTTGGCCAGCGCCTAAAACTTGACTTCCTCTACGTAAAACACCACAATATTGTAAATTTTCAGAATCACCATCTACAGGAACTGTAATAGAAAAATCACAAAGAGCAATAGAAGGTCTTAATCCCGGTATTTTTAAACCATATGTTCTTGCTATGTTATAAACAGATATATCTTTTTGAGCATATTGTAGAACAGTTTCCTGTAATGCTCTGTCAATATTAAAATTTAAATTATCCGTAACCGCCGCGTTTAAATCTAAAAACACTGAAAAAATCGAAGCGTCGTTAACATTTTGAATTAAATCAGGATAATAAGTTTGAACATAATTTATTAATTCTAATCTTATCGCTTGGAAATCCCTTGTAGTATATGATATTTGTTGTGCCATTTTATATATTAATAATTATAAAGTCCGAAGTATTAAATACTCCACTAGTAATATTATAATTTATTGTTACCTTTGCAGTGTGTTCGTTTATTGCCAAATCAGGTAAAGTTAATTCTCCCGTTTCAGGGAAAGTAGTCGCTAAATCTGATTGTCCATCAGGTGATATAATTGGTTCAACTTTAACTGATGTGATTTGAAGATTAGGAATATACGTAGTTACCGCATCCTTTATTTCCGTTTCAATCTCGTTAAATGTTGGTCCGTCAAGTGGTTCAAAAATATATTCATATAATCGAGTTCCAAAATTTGGTAGAAAATATCTACTTCCTTTTCTTGTTAATAACAAATGAATTAAGTCGGTTTTAATTTCGTCTTCACTAAAGTCGGTTAAATCTAAATATTTACCGTCAAAAGAATCTCTGAATGGAAATGTTATACCGTATGTTTTACCTTGAGCCATATTTCATAAATACTATGAAAATAAAAATCCCGACCTAGCTCGGGATAACACATCGGATTTTTTTAAGAAGAACATCCAAAACAATCAAATTCACTATTTTCAGGTTTTTCAGGTAGATTCATATAACTGTAATCAACCTTTGGTGGTTCAGGTGTTGGTTTTGGTTTGTTAATTTTTGATACGTCCATAGCCAAGTGTTTAGCTCCCGTTGAGATTGCTCTTGTTCTAACGTAATAACAAAGTGTTTTCAACCCTTTTTCCCATCCGTAGAAATGTGATGATGAAATCTTTGACAATGTTGGGTTTGACATGTAGATATTCATTGATTGTGATTGGTCAATAAATGGTGCTCTATCTGCCGCCATCTCAATCAATTCTCTTTGTGAAATTTCCCAAATTGTTTTGTATTTCTTAATTAAGTGTTCAGTTCTTTTAACTTTGAAGTTATATCTCTTGTCTTCTTGGTCAAGGTAATTATTGAAATTAATATTTTGAATTGAACCTTCGTTCATGATAATTTCATTCTTTAAGTCCTCAGACCAAATTCCAATCTTCTCAAAATCACTAATCAAATACTTGTTAACAATCATAATCTCTCCACCAACCACACGTCTGTTAAAGATTGCTGAGTGAGCGGGTTCAGTCATTTCATATGAACCTGTAATCTTAGCTGAAGATGCTACAGGCATTTGAGCCGTAAATAATGAGTTACAAACTCCATACTTACTAACATTTTGTTTAAGAATTTCCCAAGGCCATCTTTTAGATAACTCATCTTCTTTCAATCCCCACATATCAAATTGAAATACTCCTTGTGACATCGGTGACCCTTCAAAGTGAGCATATGGTTCATACTCACCATCCATACACAATCTGTTACTTTCAGTGATTGCCGCGAAATAGATTGTTTCAAAAATCTCTTTATTCAATTTACGTGCTTCTTCAGATGTAAAGATGTAATCCATCAAATAGAATACATCTGCTAGTCCTTGAGTTCCAATAGCAATTGCTCTTTGGTCCAATCCACCCTTATGTCCCTTTTCAGTTGAATAACTATTAATATTAACTACTTTATTCAATGCTCTAACAACCTTACGAGTTTCATCATACAATCCTTTAAAATCAAACTCACCATCTTTTACATAGTTCTTTAACACCATAGATGAAAGAGTACAAATTGCCGTTGTATTTTCGTCAGTATATTGGTAAATCTCATTACAAAGGTTTGATTGTTTAATAACACCAATGTTCTGATGGTTTGTCTTTCTGTTAGCACTATCTTTAGAACATAGATATGGAACTCCTGTTTCAACTTGTGATTCAATAATCTTATTCCAAATCTCCTGAGCCTTAACTTTCTTACCAAGACCTAACTCAACTGCTTTGTTGTAGTTAGATTCGTACTCATCACCATAACTTTCTTGTAATGGTTTGATACCTGCTTTAATAATATCGTTAGGACAGAACAAATACCAATCGTCATTGTTCTTAACTGCGTTCATAAAGTTGTCAGGAATCCAAAGTGCTGTAAACAAATCACGTGCTCTCAATTCCTCAGCACCTGTGTTCTTTTTAATTTCCAATAAGTCAAAGATATCTTTATGCCAAGGCTCCAAGTAAATTGCCGCAGAGCCAGGTCTACGTCCTTGTTGATTAAAGAAACGAAGTGACTCGTTGACAATCTTCAAATACTTTAAAAGCCCACCTGCGTAGCCGCCTGAAGATGAAATACGACTCTCCTTACTACGAATGTTAGACATTGATAGTCCGATACCCGCAGCGTCAGATGAGTAGGTTGAGATATCTCTCATGGTGTTTAACAAACCTTCTCTTGAATCCGAATCATTATAATGAAGAACACAAGAAGCAAGTTGTGGTGTTTTAGTACCAGCGTTAATCATGATTGGTGTTGCCGGAGATATTCTTTGTGTTGATAACGCTTGGTAATACTCAACCGCTTCCTCAAATGTATTAGTAACCCAAAGAGCAACTCTCATATACATGTGTTGTGGACGTTCTACTACTTTACCTTCCGACAATTTTAAAAGATACATCTCAGCAAGTGACCTCCAAGCAAAATAATCAAAGTTATAATCATTATCGTGATTGATAACTTCATCAATTTTAGATGGACCGTATGACTCAATAATTTCCATTAATTTCTCATTAATGATACCTTCACTATGTAACAAACTCATAGTGTTTGAGAAACTTGGGTCAGTTTCTTTATGATAAGATGAAATAGCAACTGAAGAAGCCAATCTTGAGTAATCGTGATGACTACCTGTAAATGCCGCAGCAATTTCATAGATTAACTTATCTAATTCTTTTGTTGTAATAATACCTTCAGTTGGTACTGAAGTGATAACCTTAATAAAGATTTCATCGGAGTTGACACTCAACCCCTTTGAAGCTCTTTTAATACGGTTATAAATTTTCTGTGGATTAAATGACGAATCAT